AGTAGGTTCAACTTCGGCACAATTCGTTGTAGGTTTCCAAGAAGGATTTGATGGAATGGCACCTACTACACCAATTTATACAGGCGCAGTTATTGAAACTGGAAATTCACAAGGATTTGACTTGACAAATTCAACTTCAAGTGGCTCGGTATCATATATGAAAGCAATTAGCGCTTTATCAAATACGGATGAGTGGGATATTAATATGGTAGTAGCACCTGGAGTTATTCAAAAATTACATTCTTACATTTCGACCGCATTAATAGATTTAGTAGAACAAAGAAGCGATGCATTTTTATTGTTAGATAGTATAGCAGCTGGAGATTCAGTGGCACAAGCGGTAGCACAGGCGGGTAACATTGATAGTAATTATGCGGCATCATATTATCCTTGGATTAAAACAATAGATATAAATACAAATAAACTAATCACAGTTCCACCATCGGTATTATTGCCAGGAGTATTTGCAGCAAATGATAGAGTATCAGCGGAATGGTTCGCACCAGCCGGTTTGAATAGAGGTGGTTTGACTGGAGCAGTTAGTGTATTGAATAGATTAACGCAATCTGAAAAAGATACACTATATGAAGGAAAGGTAAATCCAATCGTTCAATTTCCAGGACAAGGTATTGTAGTATTCGGACAAAAGACATTACAAGATAAACCATCTGCATTGGATAGAATTAATGTAAGAAGATTACTATTAACTGTTAGAAAGTATATTGCATCAACTTCGAGATATTTAGTATTTGAACAAAATACTTCAACAACTAGAAATGGATTCTTAAATATTGTAAATCCTTATTTAGAATCAATCCAACAAAGACAAGGGCTTTACGCGTTTAGAGTAGTAATGGATGAAAATAATAATACACCCGATGTAATTGATAGAAATATAATGCAAGGAGCTATATATTTACAACCGACAAAAACCGCTGAATTCATTAAGATTGATTTCAATATTTTACCAACAGGAGCGGCTTTTAACGGATAATTTAAAAAAAAGATATTTATATATAAAAAACAATTAAAAGAGAAATACGATGCCAGAAATATTAGAATTCAATAAAATATTCTATACCAACTTTGAACCAAAGTTAAGTAATAGATTCATAATGGAAATCAATGGAATAGAAGCTTATATGGTTAAAACTGCAAATAGACCAACGTTTACATCGGAGGTAGTTGAATTAGACCATATTAATGTAAAACGAAAAATTAAAGGTAAATCTACTTGGGATGATATTAACATCACTCTATATGACCCAATTGTTCCATCTGGAGCACAGCAAGTTATGGAATGGATTCGCCAATCGCACGAATCATTGACAGGTAGAGATGGATATGCAGCGTTTTATAAAAAACCTGTAACATTCTATCTATTGGGACCGGTTGGCGATAAAATCGAACAATGGACTTTGAGAGGTGCGTTCATCTCACAAGCAAATTTTGGAGATATGGATTGGTCTTCAAATGACCCAGTATCGATAGAGTTAACTTTAAGCTATGATGATGCTATTTTAGAATATTAATCTTAACATATAATTAAACAAATTTGAAAAGTTAATTAATAAATTCTGAAAAATTAAACAATTTAAAAAACCTCTTTATATATAACGAGGTTTTTTTATTTATAGTTTTTTAAAAAATGAATATATATATATTAAATATTAAGTTATACATATGGAACAAACAAACGCAGAACCGCAAGTTACAAGAGGAATGGGAACATATCCAAGTCACGAAACAAGAAATTATCCATTTCCAACGGAAATTATTAGTTTACCATCAAAGGGATTATGTTATCCAGAAACATCTCCACTATCCAAAGGTGAAATTACAATTAAATTGATGACTGCAAAAGAAGAGGATATTCTTACTTCTACTAATTTAATTAAAAAAGGAATACATTTGGATAAATTATTAGAATCGGTGGTAGTTGAATCCGGCGTTAATATCAATGATTTATTAATTGGTGATAAAAACGCAATATTAGTAGCATCGAGAGTATTGGCATTTGGGGCAGATTACAACGTAATGGTAAAAGACCCTGATTCCGGTGAACCAACTAATACCATCGTAGATTTATCTAAAATACAAATCAAAGAAGTAGATGAATCAATTCTAAATAGACAAAATGAATACGCATTTACATTACCCATTTCCAAATCTAAAATAAAATTCAAATTACTTACACATGGCGATGAAATTGCGATTAACAAAGATATCGAAGCATCGGAAAAAACATTAAAACAAGGTAATGAGATTACGGCAAGATATAGGCGAGTTATTATTGAAATAGATGGTATTAGGGATATCGGAACTATTAGTAATTTTGTAACAAACAGATTATTAGCAGGTGATTCTAAGTCATTAAGAAAGTATATGGTATCTATAACTCCTGATTTAGATTTAACATTTGAATATGAATCCCCATTAACCGGTGAGAAGGAGGCTCTTCGTATTCCCTTTGGGATTGACTTTTTTTACCCTACCGACTAATTACGCAGTAACATTACATCAACAAATATTTCAAATGATTTATTTTTCAAATGGAGGATTTAATTGGAGCGATTTATATTATATGCCGGTTAAACTTAGAGAGTTTTATTGGAGAGAGTTATTGAAAACGAAAACCGAAGAAAACGAAACTATTGAAAAATCCAAATCAAACGCAAATAACTCTTCTAAAATTAGAAAAAGGTGATATTTATAATTATTACAATATAAAATTATGTCTAAAAAAATGATAGTAGAGGTAAGTTTTCTTTCTAAATTATTTGGAGCGTTTTTTAAGGCTAAAACGGCTGGTAAAAGTGATGAGTTTAAAGATACATTACGGAGTAAAAATCCTGAATTAGGACGAGTGTGGGATAAATGGGATTCCGATATGGAAAAGGCTTTACTTGCTACAAAACGGGCATTACACAATCACAAACTAGATACGAAGGAAATTGATGATTTATTAGCAAAATACTATCAATAACGTATAACATATTATGGCATCTTCTACACCGGCTCCTATATCCAATACATCTTCGCAAATAAATATCGACTTAACCGATTTTGATGCCTACGAGCGCTCAATTGCAAGTGTCACCAATAATTTTGCATCTCAAGACAAATTTTTAGAAGAAATTACACGAAAGATGGAAGTAACCAAAGGATTGGTTTCATCGATTAGTGGGATACTTCAAACCAATAATGATTTATCTGAGGCTCAGAAGGATACAATTACCGATTCTGTAAGGCAGTATAAACAACACCAAATATCAATTGCTAAAGCCAGAATTGAGCAAAAAAAAGGCAATATGACTCAATCCGAATATAATAGATTAGTTATACGAGGACAGGAGGCATATGCGGATTTAGTCAAATCAATTTCAGCATCCGGCCAATCGGCGCAAGATATCATTCCCATATTAGAACATATGGGGGATGAGATGAAATCTTTTAATGAAGCTGCTAAACAAAGCGAGAAAGTATTGAGTGCTATGAATACCACATTAGACCATATCGGCAGTTCGGGAGTAGCAGGAATGAGTGAATTGACTACCGTCATTAAATCAGCTGCGGAAGGTGGTAAAGGATTAGGGTTAGCCATATTTACATTAGGAGCTGCGTTGGGAGCACTTGCATATAATTATGGATTGGTCGGTAATAAAGTAGAAAAAGCGGCAGAACTTGCAATACCAATAATTGAAGCGTCGGGTGCAATTGATGTATTAGAAAAGCAAATTTCTGCTGGAAAGTTTGGTGGAAGAAATTTTGTGCAAGAAAAAGCTATGGCACAGTTCGCATCATCTATGCGTTCTGCTGCAGCATCATTTCAAGCCGCAGCAAAAACTGCATTATTTGGAAATACCATCGGTGGAGTTGGATATGCGGCTTCACAGCTAGAAACCGCCGGTATAAGTGCAGATAAAATAGCAGCTAGTATGAAGGCATCTGCCAATGCAACCGGGCGTATGCCAACGGGTAAGATTGGAAGTGATATGGCTGTTATGGCGACACGGACTGGTGAATCAGAGGAGAGTATAGCTAATATCAATGAGGCATTTGAGCGTATGGATGGTATGACTGCCAATGTTGCTATGAATATGCAGGAAGGATTACGGACGATGGCTAAGCAAGCTAATATTAATTTGGGCGGATTAATATCGGAAATGGCAACTGCTACTAAGGATATGCTGGGGTATCAAATCAAAAGCGGATTAGCGTTGGCAAGGCAAGTAACTTTTTCTAAATCTATGGGGATTTCCTTTAACGATGTTGCAAAAGCAGGTCGGAGTATGGTATTGACTTACAAAGATAGTATTAAATCCGAAATGCAGTTATCTGCTATGTTGGGCAGAACCGTTAACCTTTCAGAAGTAAGAGCTAAATTTTTAGCCGGAGATACTCCCGGAGCAATTAATGCATTAAAAGCACAGGGACTAGACCCAACCAATATGAATATGTTTCAGCAGGAATTGTTACAACAAACAACTGGTATGGATTTGGACATGTTAGATAAGATAAATAAAAAGAAAGGTGCATCCTTTGAAAACTTACAACAAGAAGATGCTCGTTCATCTAATCAGAAATTTTTAAATAAAATAATTGCAGCAAAAGTCACACTGGAAACCACAAATGCGAGTATATCATCGGACACTGCTATTGTAATGTCTAGATTGGATACGGATGAGCAAGTTGCATTAAAGGAGGCCATAGTAAAGAATACCGCAGAATTGGCCAAGGCATACAAGACGAAAGACCAGGCAGTCATAAATGAACAAATTGGAACGGGATATGACAAGCTGTTATATACACTTGCTGCAGGTGCTGGAATCAGTGGATTGTTTAAGCTGCTTAAATCTAAAATACCGTTACCTCCTCTATACGCATCAACGCCACCGACAACATCACTATTAGGGACTAACCCGTTAGACCCATTACCAACTGCGAACCCTAACCCCGGCGGAACCGGGTCCAATATGCGGGGTATGGCAAAAAATGCATTAATTAAAGGAGGACCGGTGGCGGCAGCTCTTGCGGGGATTTATTCAATTGGCTCGAGTGCGTATAATGTAGCCACTTCCGAAGCAATCAACTCTGGCAAAGGTGGTGGGTTACAAACGTTTGGTAATTTTATATCCGGTATGGGTGCAGAATTTGTAGATGTCCTAGATAAGGTCACGGGAGGGTTCACGAAGGGGCTAGCAGAATCTGCTGGAGTATCGGTTAGAGGAGTTTCTACAAGTAAAATGGAGCAAGCAAGAGCCGCATATAGACAACAAACCGGACAGCAAATTGGAATAGGCGAAGAGGGTAATCAAAAATTAGTCGATTGGGTAATTGCTAATAAAAATTATTTATCAGGAAAAGGCGGACTTGATTCAACCGTAAAAGCATTTGAAGAATCCATAGCCGCCGGTAAAATAAAAACATCCAATGCAGATGCACAATCAAATGTAAAAAATGTAATTCCTGGCAATACCTCAATTACGACTGATATGGACAAGTGGTTGAAAACTAAATTGACTTATATGAGTGGTAATTTAGAACGCATTGTTACTAGAACCCAAGCTACTCAGTTAAATACCGCAAATGCAGTCACAGAATTAAAAACGTTATCATCAAATACAGCTGCTATGTTAGTTCTCACAAAAACAATAGAAGCATTGACAAAAGCTACGTATGTTGGTGCAGAAAAAACAACTATCACCGAAATAAGTTTAGATGGTAGAAAGCTCAACAAAACTCTAACCGCAGTTGTTCGTAACGATACCGGATTAGGTAGAGGACCAGGCAGAGGAGTGTATATGCCCTAGTGTATCTTTAACTATAAATTTATAATATAGATATTTATAGTAAATACAAACTATAAATGGCAA